AACGTGTTGCAGCCATTGCTTCTGACGCTACGACTCATGCGGACATGAAGGACTACCGTCGTCTTGACGGGTCCATTGGTCCGGCAACCCATGAGTTGAACCGACGCCGTTTTACGAGGGCTTTTAAGCCTGAGTACCATATTGAGCTTCATGCAGCTATGAAGCACAATTTCAACAAGCAAGTCCGCACGAAACATGGTGTAAACTATGAATCGAAGTGGGCGCAGTGTTCAGGGAATGTTGACACTTCTGATTCCAATACGTGTACCAATGCTTTCACCGCTTTTCTAGGATATCGCTTACAGGGCTTATCCGCTGGTGATGCTTGGTCTGCTTTAGGAATCTATGGTGGAGATGACGGAATGGACGCAGATGCTTGTAGGAAAAGTATGGAACTAGCCGCGCGGAGAATGGGATTGGACTTAGAGCTTGAGAGGGTGCGCCGAGGTGATATGGGCGTGCACTTTTTAGCCAGGCATTATGGGCCCGATGTATGGTTTGGTGACACTGACTCAGTCTGTGACATCAAAAGACAAGCATCTAAGTTCCACTTATCTATACCTTTGCCATCAAAGGTAACCCCCGCCATTAAATTGGCAGATAAGTGTTTTGCATTTTCCCTGTCAGACGAAAATACTCCGGTTATTGGAGATTTGTGTCGACGCGTTAAAGAGTTGTTTCCGGAGCACTGGCCCACACAGGACACCTGGGTTAACCTCCAGAATTTGTGGCGACCAGACATTGCTGAGTCTGTACAGTATCCAAACTGTGTCGAAGCGTGGGCAACTGATTTATTGTCAAATCAGCTACCTGGGTTCGACTACAATAAGTACCTGAACGACTTGGCTGTTGCCACGCGTGAAACAATCTTTGAGATGACGCCCAGTGACGAAGACGCACCTGAGGTCGAGATTCCTGATGGAGCTGTCATGGTGGACGGAGACTTGAAAGTCTCAGACACCGTGACGGAACCTAAGGATACTCCCGAAGTTACCGTATTTGTCAGTGATGATCCCGCGAAACCTATCTTGGCTGCTGCTACCAAGACGGACTTGCAAATTGAGACGAAAAGAGCTCGTTATCGGTCCCGCAAGCCCAAGCGACGCGACACCAAACCGGTGGACAAGAAGCAAACTTCTCCCAAAGTTAAGAAGAGATCCCCAAAAAGATC